CTGACGGGTGAGCAGCGCTGCCCGGAGGGCTACATCTTCGACGAGGACTTGCAGGCGTGCCGCTTGGATACGCCAGCGCCGGTTGCAAAAGCCCTTGAACAACGCGAGCCAACGCGCACATATAGTCTGTTAGATCAAGCGCCTGACGGGTTGCTGGAGTTTCAGCGCCGTTACGGTCTGCCCCAGCAACAGATGGATTTCAGCCTACTGACATGAATGAAAACAAGATCAGGCAGCGGCAGGACCGCTCCGCAAAGGCAGAGGCACTCCTGCGAAATGAACTTTTCATCGAGGCGTTCGAGTACCTCGATGAGCAATTCGTCGAGGCTTGGCGCACGTCCAACGTCGGCGATGAGGAGGCCCGCGAGAAGATATTCCAGTTGATGCAGGCACTTGCTGCGGTCAAGGGGTATTTCCAGAGCGTGGTCGAGGATGGTAAGCTGGCCAAGGCCCAGCTTGACGAGTTCAAGCGGTATGGCCGCATAAACTAGGAGATATTTCATGTCCGATAACCCCACTGGGACCGGAGCCATTTCTTTAACCGAAGCAGTTTCTCTTCTGAACACACCCCCAGCGGACACCGTGACAGAAGAGCAGGTAGAGGCGCTAGAGCCTCAACAGCCTGAGACCGAAGCGTATGAGCCGGAGGCGGATACCGCAGATGCGACCGCCGAAGTGGATTACGACGAGGACGATGAGGGCGAAGACGCCTACGAGGCGGATGACGACGACGAGTACGACGAGGAACCCCCGGAGGTCTACACCGTTAAGGTGGACGGCCAAGAGGTAGAGGTGACCCTCGACGAACTTCAGAGTGGTTACTCGCGGCAGCAGGCGTACACTAAGCGCTCGATGGAGTTAGCCGAGCAGCGCAAAGCCTTTGAGGCCGAGCAAGCTGAAACGAGACAACTTCGGGACGCTTACGCGCAGCAACTTGATCAGTTGAGCGCTCAAATCCAGCAGGCAGGCCAGCAGGAACCTGACTGGAGAGCATTGGCCGAGACGATGTCCGAACGTGACTTGTTTCTGGCGAAGGCCGAGTGGGACCAGCAGAGGGAATACCTCAAGCAGGTCGAGGCCGAACGCCAGCGCATCGCGTCGGAGCAATCTCGCGAGCAAGAGCAGAACCTGCGCCAGCACCTTGAGGTGCAGCGTGGCGAGATGCTCAGCCGCATCCCTGCGTGGCAGGATGATGAGGTTCGCGAGAGTGAGCGCAAGGAAGTGATTTCCTACGCTCAGAAGCGGATCGGGTTTAGCGAAGAGGAAATCGCAAATGCGTCTGACGCACGCGCGATCGAACTTCTCTACAAGGCGTGGCGCTGGGACCAGCTTCAATCGAAGACCCCCGACGCCAAGAAACGCACCCGCAAAGCACCGAAGATGGCCAAGGCAGGGCGACCAAAGACCAAGCGCGAAGTTGCTAACCGTTCTCGGCAAGAAGCCCGCAAGCGTTTTGAAAGCGCTGGCACGGTGGACGCCGCTGTTGAGTATCTAATGGGGCGCAAGTAGCCCCGCAACTTGAAAGGAAAAAGTCATGACGACTTTCGCTACTAGCGCCGCCGTAGGTGAGCGCGAGCAGCTGGCAGATGTGATTTACCGCATTAGATAGGGTAGGTGCGGTCTAAACCGGATGAACTGCTGGAACCCTACGGCGCAAGCTATGGCAATCAGCATCCAAGCCCTCGGTACACCGGGGGAAGGTTCAGAGACTACCTGAGAGGTGAAGCCCTCTTAATAACAGGCTAGAGCGTCCGGCACTCCAACCCGGAGTGATGATATAGTCCACCCCCACCGAAAGGCTGGGATATAATGCGACCCTGCTGAAACACCGATCTTCTCCAACGTCAAGAAGGAGACCGGCAACGGCATCTTCCTTGAGTGGCAAGTGCAGGAACTGGCAGCCGCCAGCACCTCGAACTACCACAACGAGGGCGCTGACACTTCGACTGCTGCGGCTACTCCGACCAGCCGTATCGGCAACTACATGCAGATCTCTAAGAAGGTCTTCGCGACCTCTGGTACTCTGGACGCCGTCGATACCGCAGGCCGCGAGCGCGAGCATAACTACCAGAAGGTGCTGAAAGGCCTCGAACTGCGTCGCGACATCGAAAAGATGATCGGTGACACTGACGTTGCTCGCTCGTCTTCCGATCCCCGCAAGTCCGCTTCGCTGTCTTGCTGGATGACCAACGGCTCGGTTGGCGCAACCGCTGGTGCTTTCGGCACTGGTGACGGCACCGACACGATCACTGCCGGTGACAGCCGCGCTCTGACGCTCGCCCTCATCGAGGACGCGCAGCAGGACGCTTGGACCGACGGTGGCAATCCTAGCCTGATGGTTATGTCTGCGGCTAACAAGGCGAACTTCTCGGACCTGTCCGCGACTGGCAACCTTGTCAGCAACGACGTCAACATGACTGCGGCCAAAGAGGTCACCTATGTTGGCTCCACTAGCGTCATGCTAGGGGATTTCGGCGTACTTTCCAGCACGCCGAGCAGGTTCCTCAGCAACGACCGCATCTTCCTGATCGACCCGGACTTCGTGTCGCTTGCGACGCTCAACGGTCGTAACTTCCTTGAGGAAGATCTGGCCAAGACCGGCGACGCAACCGACTCGCACATCCTGTGCGAGTGGACTTTGAAGCCGACCGCACCGAAGGCGCACGCTGCTGTCTTCGACCTCAGCGGTTCCTGATCTAGCTAGGGGGCGGCTTCGGTCGCCCCCTTCTCTATGAGGATAAAATGAAACGATACCTCTGGACCGACCCACGCACCCGCAAGGAAGTGTCCCTGCATCAGAACACCGACGGCTCAACCCACGTCGAGCAGCGCCAAGAGTTCGGCGACCTTCTCAAAATCAACAAGCAGATGTCCGACGACTACCGCCCCGGCTCCCTTCGCGGCAACACGCAGCGTCACCTACAGCATGTGGCGGAAATCCCGAACGTAGTGTATGCTCACTTGGTAGAGAAGTTCGGCCCGTTGCGCGAAAACCCGAAGGCGTGGAAGGCGTGGCTGAACGACAGCGAAAACCGGGCATTTAGAACAGGCGGCGGAAGGATCTGATGGCGATCACGAATTACACAGAACTGAAGACCGCAATCGCGAACTTCTTGGCAAGGGATGACCTCACCAGCGTCATCCCTGATTTTGTTTCTTTGGCTGAGGGGCGCATGAGCCGCGAGTTAGAGACGCGCAGCCAAGAGAAGCGGGCAACCGCCACGCTGACTGTTGGCGACGAGTACACCGCGCTGCCGACTGATCTGCGTGAGTTGCGGATGGTGAAGCTGAACGGCGACCCTGAGATCGTTCTGGAGTATATGTCGCCGACCGCGCTGCACAGTTCTTATTCGTCTGCTGGGAACAGCAAGCCCCGCGCTTACTCTCTTGTCGGTCAGGAGTTAAAACTCCGACCCAAACCCGACAGCGCCTACACGGTCGAAATCATTTACATCGGCTCACTGTCCGCACTGTCCGAAAGCAACTTAGTCAACAACGTGCTGACGCGCCACCCAGACGCCTACCTTTATGGCAGCCTTGCTGAGGCGTATGCGTACTTGCTCGACGAGCAGCGCGCCAACGCCTACATGCAACGCTTCACGATGGCGATCAACGAAATCAAGCTGGATGAGGAGCGCGCAAACTACGGCACGTCGTCGCTTCAGATCAGCAGCATTTACCAGCGCCAAAACACAGCAGGAGAAGCATAATGAGCGCCCTTAGCAACTACGCCGAGAACAGGCTCCTCGACCATCTTCTCGGCACTGCGGCGTTTACCGCACCGACGACCGTCTATATCGGGCTGTCCACCGGCAGCTTTGCCGACGACAACAGCGGCGCTGAACTTACCGGCAATAACTACGCGCGCAAGTCGATTACCTTCGACAGTGCAGCCAGCGGCGCTACCGACAACACCAGCGCGGTTGAATTTAACGCGGCCACAGGGTCGTGGGGCAGCGTGAGCCATTTCGGTCTGTTCGATGCAAGTAGCGGCGGGAACCTGCTCGTTCACGGTGCCTTTACAACGGCAAAGACGATTGCTTCGGGCGATGTACTGAAGATCGACGCAGGCGACTTAGACATTACCGCTGACTGAGGCGACAAATGGCACTGATTGTAAAAGACCGCGTCAAACAGCAAACCACGACAACTGGCAGCACTGATGCATATGTGCTGTCCGGTTCGTTTGATGGCTTTGATGCGTTCACTGAAATCGGTGACGGCAATGAGACGTACTATTGCTGCACTGACGGCACGGACTTTGAGGTGGGCAGAGGCGCATTCACTGCAAGCGGCACGACACTGAGCCGTGCAGAAATCCTGTCGTCGTCCAACAGTGGTGAGGCGGTCAACTGGACGGCTGGCACTCGCACCATCTTCTGCACCCAGCCCGCCGATAAGGCGGTGTTCCTTGACGGTAGCGGGAACATTTCTATACCCGGCACCGTTGACGGACGCGACCTCGCTACAGACGGAAGTAAGCTGGATGGCATCGAAAGCGGCGCAACGGCAGACCAGACAAAAGCGGACATCGACGCTCTTGGCATCGACGCTGCGACTCTTGACAGCCTCGACAGCACTAGCTTCTTACGCAGTGACGCCGACGACAGCTTTAGCAATCAGATTGACGGAACAACCATCGAACTCGCTGGCGGCGTAACCTACGACCCACCGGGTAGCAGCGGCAATGAAACGGCGACGGATGTGGGGCTTGCGCTTCACAGTGGCGCACGGGTCGTGATGGGTGATGACGGCTATATCCGCACAATTATTGATGCCCAAAACGGTCAGCCTTTGAAATTTGGACAAAGTGCAACCGGGTTGCTTGCTGGTTCAGAAATCTACGGCGGCGCACAGGGCGTGAAGCTGTTCTACAACACGTCAACCAAGCTACAGACCTTGACAGATGGCGTAGAAATTCGCGGCGATCTATACTTTGAAGGTGCGACAGACGACGCTTATGAAACCAAGATAACTGCCATCGACCCGACTGAGGACAGGACCATTTCCCTGCCTAATCAGTCTGGCACAGTCATGGTCACGATTGGTGATAGCTATCGTTCTGGAGTATCGCAGACGTATTCCGGTTCAAGCTATCTTGTGGACGGAGAGTATCAAGAGATTGCTACCGTCACGCCCAGTGGCAGTTCGCATAACTACTTTTTTGCTGGCAGGATTATTGCTCAGGCCGGTCAGAACGTCCACACGCTCAACATCACGGTTGCGCTACGCTCTAACACGCTGCCAGATTTGTCGTGGACTATTAACTACGACGAGGACGTTATCGGCACGTCGTCGCAGTACATCACGCCGGTTCTGTTCGTA